CACAAATGATTCTCATCTTCCTTGTCTTTCCAAGAAATTTTGGTGCTGTCACACAGATTACATCTTGTGAAAATTAATTTTGTTACTGTTTTAGTCATCTTCTTCCTCATCTTCATCTGTCTTTGTCACATAAAAACTTACCTTTTTGGTACAATATACCTTACTCATCTTCCCACCTTTTAACTCCTTCAAATTCTGCTGCAACCAAGTCTCTTGCATCTCTTACTGTCATTCCAGTTGCCTTTCTCAATTCCTCAACTGTCTTTGTCTTTTTCCAGTCATAGTCTATTGCAGTCTGCAAAGTATTTTTTACAACGTTAAAGTTTGACGGAGTAATTCCCTTTGGATATGCAGATTTCTTGCTCATTGAGCTTCCACTTGTAGGACTTCCCTGTCCAGTTCCACCAATGTCACTAGGTCTGCTGTTGTTCGGTTCGCCTTCAAACGACTGTGTCTTTTCCTGAGGGGCTGGTACTCCCTTTCCTGCACCGTTCATGTTTCCGTTGATGGCACCAACACCAAACATCATTTCTGGTGTCATTGCACTGTTCTTGCTTATGTTAAACTCACCTGTGTGGGTTCTTGTAATCTCAAAGCCCATCTGTTGAAGCATCATCATGTTCTGTATTTCGATTCCGTCAGTCTGCAAGTCTCTCAACTTGTCGGTTTCCTCACCAGTCTTTAGTTGTAATTCCCAATCGTTAATGTTGAGCATTTTACTTATCTTGCTAAAGAATGCCTTCTTTAACGTGTCCTGTCCCCATAGAACAGCACGGTTTGTAATTGTAACTTGTAGTCCTTCCTGACTCCATCCAGCAGGGGTTTCACCGTAATAGAATGGAAGTACACCATAGACAGCACCAATAATCATTCTCAACTCTTTTCTAACTTCGATAAATTCTAACTCTTTTAAGCTACCAGTAAAGTCAAGCCACTGTGCAGGGTTCTTTCCACCCTTGTCATTCTCTACCAAAAGTGGGTGAATCATGTAAGGATCTTCCTGTGCCTTTTGTTCCAACACGTCCCATGACTTTCTAAATGTCTCATAGTTTCTTGAGGATATTACCAACATGCCTCTTGGTGGTCTCATCTTGTCAAAGTATTTTCTGATATACTCGTCCATATGTGAGAGGGACATAGCCTTTGACCATACGGAATAGATAGGGGAAAATCCATATAATAAATTTGGCTTGTACTTTCCAGCCTTCCAAATAACTTCGCCTTCTCCATAAATAACACGTTTAGGCTGTGGGATACCTATAGAGTATACAGAGTTTACCTCGATAACTGCCTTTAGTGCCTCTGCTCCACACCTGTCACATTTTGGGGTGGTAAGTCGTGCATCCCTGTGCTCAAATCTGGGGCAAACCCAAATCTTGTTTCTCTTGTCGTCATAACCAATACGCCCATCACTGTCAGCAATCATTGCCACCTGTGGTGGCTCGATCCTTAGCATCTCCTTTATAATTGTCTTCTCGTGGTCTATAGTTCCAGTCGAATCATCTATCTTGTAATTTTTAAGCAAAAGCAAATATGCGTTGTCTGCAATTTCAAAGTCACGTTCCAACTGACGTGCCACGTCTTCCAAGGTCTGTTGGTTGCTGTTTACAGGTTCTATCATCAAGTTCTCCAAAGTCTTACGGTGCTCTGGCACAGGTCTTACCAAGTCGTTGCTTCCACAAGTGTCACATTGCAGTTTTGCTGCCTTTGGTACTGCAACTGCCTTCTTTTTGCGTGGGTGTGCAGAGGTGTAGTTGTCTCCGTTTGCCTCAAATGGCTGCTCGTCAGGGTTGTCGGGGGTAGGTGCATACTGGAATTCCTTGCTACAGTTGTTGCACTTGTACTTCCATTTCTCTACAACCTCAAAGCCGTTCTTGAACATTTCACGGTTTAAGGTCTCAATAGGTATTCTTAAAGCATCAATATTGTCTGCCAACTCATAAATCATAGTGAGTGGGAATGGGAAAATTGGTAGTTTAGCACCTGTGTCGGTACTCATATATGGCTGGGCTACACTGGGTCGGGTGGTAGTTTCCGTGTAGGATTTCTCTATGAATCCAAGCTTGCTTAACGCACTGGCAAACGATTTACGAAACTGTACCATGACGTAACTAATTTGTCACTACATATATAGTTTTTGTCACACGAATAATAATTCGTTTCTGAGGTGCGTAGCACCTTTTTAGTTTACACAACCTTTATATAATCATGTATAATGATAAAATCATGGCAACACAAGTACCTGAATACTTTGAAGCATTTACCAATTTGCAAAACGAATTGCTAAACGTCTTTGGAGATATCAGCAAGAAAGGTGATCCTAACGGTGTTGGAAAAGACATGTTGGAGCTTCAGACAAAACTGATTACTGCAACAATCGAAAACATCACCTCCAGTGTAAAAGCTTATCGCAAAGCTTTAGAATAACTGCGAATTTTTTTTATTTATTTTGTTAACCACCATGTATTTGACACATGATGTCTCTTTTACCTTCACATATACAGGGACTTCCACTAGGAGATGATTTTTGCAAATCGGCTTGTGAGGTAAAAATGTCTTCAGGGGACTCCTCAATTGAAGGCTGTGCCTTTTCTTTTTTGTTCCCCTTCTCAGACATGTAATTGGTAAACTTTAATAGTATATATACTTGATGTTATTTATGGTGGAGTTGGAAATGGAGGACTTTGCAGAGATACTAAAGTGGTTCAATCACAAGTATGACGAAGTTGAAGACAAGGGAATGGGTGAACAGAGTCGCAAGACATTTTGGAAACTTCACTTTCTTCTTGAGGACAAGATGATGGAACTGAATCTTAACAAAAAATATGACGGTCATGAGAAAGTTTAATTTATACACAATTTTTATATAACAGATAAGCATATATAGTACATGGATCAATCATCAATATCATCAAGACTAGGCGACATAGAGAAGAAACTCATGTCACTGGCAAAACAAGAAAGAGAGCTATTAAGAGAACAAAAACGACTTAGGTGTGAGAGAGACCACGCCTGTTCAGTCATGGATATAATTTATGGTGTACAAATAGGTTAGGTATATATAAAACAAAGTTGCATAATATGTATGACATCTGCAAGTGCAATACATGACCTGTTGAGACTTCTTCATGAGGAATGGCTTGACGAGGGCAGAAAATCAGTTATTAAACACATGCTTGAAGACATGATTGACCGTATGGAAGACAACCTGTCAATGGATGATTTGCGATGAAATTTAACTGGGTTTTTGACTTTAAAGGTGTGAATTATAAGCGTAGTGGATGGAATCTTATTAAGGTGGAAGAATCTTAGATGAATGACAAGACACAGCATTTCATTGCAGGATTTTTATTAAGCATACTTGGTTTAATATGGACACCGTTAATTCTATTAGGATTTATATTTGGCATAGGCAAGGAGGCATATGACTATATAAGTGGAAAAGGAGTTGCCGAATGGGCAGACATGGTATACACTTTCTATGGTGCGATACTTGCATTGATTATAGTCTTGGGAGCAATAACACTTTGAGCCTAAGTCGCAAAGAACTTGAAAACATCATATGCATAGCATGCAGCAGAAAGTATGGAGAGCATTATAAAGGTAATGGTACAAAGTTTAACCTCCCCGAATTGTTGACATGTATGTTGAGGTTGCAGGGTACCATTGTGGCTGACGGTATTAGTAACAGTCCTGAGCCTTAATCACTTATATAAGGGTACTATCCTAAATGGTTCAAATTTTTTTTAATTTTTCGGTAAATGGTGTGTTTCTTATATATATCATAGTAAGCCTCTAAAAACCGTTTTTTCGCCATGCGTACCAGCACGTCGGAATTCAACAAAAAAAAGGGGGTGAAAGTGTTTTACTAAATATTGGCGATCTATTAAATTGCCTTTAGTGCTTTTTTAGTGCCTTGTAAGTAAATATCGCCTGTAACCTTCAAGCCTAGTGCCTCTAGTCGTGCGTTGATTTGGTCTTTACTAATGACCGTTTGATGATTCTCTGAATCTTCCTTACGCTGACTAGCACTTTGACCGATTTGAGTGCCTGTGAATCGTACTACTTCGAGGATTGCCTCGACTAGAACTCCACATTTCTCACTCAAGCCACTGTGATATTTCTCGGCTATGGTTTGTGATTCCATCATAACCCTTTGTTTTTTGCGTGTTATCTACCGATCTTTGAGTTGTGCCTACGATCTAGCATTTGTGCCTAGTTGCGATCTATTCGTGCCTAGCCCGATCGGAATGGGCAAACGGTTCTTATAGTTGGTCAGCGATCATGATCTCAGGCGTGGCTTGTGCCTGACAGCGATCAATAACCAAACGGTTCTTATAGTAGCACAGCGATCTAGATCGCACGACTAGATGATCGCTATTCGTGCCTGAGAGCGATCTGTCAGGCGTGGCATTGTGATCGCACCGATCAATTCCCATAGGGATTTTCAGAAAAAATAAAAATAAACCTATAAATAGGTGTGGGCTCGCTGTTTGGGGGTATATCCTAGGAACAAACGTATGCAATATAAGAGCGTTCATTATGTATTGGTGGGGTTAGTATTGGTGGTATTGGTGTGTTTATTGTCTTGATACGTGTTATGTCCCCCTTGTTGTGC